GACACAAACCGTTATCACTAAAGACTAATTGTCTGCGGTGTTTCTCAAAGTATGACTTTAGATTGCCACCCTTAAAATAATTAGCGTCTAGGCAATGAGACTTATCACGATCAACATAGCCATCAATTTCAAGGATATCTTTTAGCTTTAAACCCTTGTCTTCAGGTTGGGTCACATTGGGTATATTAGTCCAATACAGTCTAACTCTATTTTGTGCGCTTACTAAGCTAGAATTGATTTTAATAGGTTGAACACCTAAGTGTTCAGATATGACATCTTGGGATTGTTTAGACATTCTTACATTTTCTAATAAAAAGTATTTTGGTTTTAATTGTTTTAGCATGTAAACATATACAAAAAATAGTTTGCTTCTTGGGTCATCAAAATTTAATTGTTTGCCGGCAAAGCTAAAACCTTGACAAGGTGAACCACCTATTAAAAGATCGATTTTAGGCAACTTAGTTTCATCAAACTTAGTTACGTCCCCAAGTTGTATAATGTTGGGATAATTTTTATTAGCTATCTGAATAGCCCACTTGTCAATTTCGCTAGCAAAGTATTGACCTACTTTAATTCCTGCTCTCTCTAATGCGATATTGCCACACGATAGCCCATCGAACAGACTTAATACATTTATTCCATTTTGCATGTTATTACTCCAATTTCTTTTAGTTATGCTTCTGTTGTTTTAATTATTGATTGAACTTGTGTGGCATACCACTCTAAGTCATAAGCCATTCTTTGTTCGTCTGTTGGCTTTGCGTCCAGTAGCTTGGTAGTGCGTCTATTTACTTTTACTTTCATTTCTACTTCTTGGTTTAGCATTACATCAGACACTCTGTGATTCACCATGCTGTCGTTGATTGTACCTATTATTAATTCGTGTCCGTTGTTGTCTGTTAATATAATTTTAAAGTTAGGGTTTCCGTTGTAGCTATTAGCTAGGCGTTTAATACCTGTTACTGTTCCACGTAATGTTTGAGTGTTCATAATATATTTCCTTTTAGTTGTTGTTGTCTCGATTATAGCAACAACTGTAGACAATGCAAACATTTATAGGACTAGCTGCCACAGGTCCGGGGTGGTATTCACAAAACTAATAAATTCCGGGAGTTGTATTCATCAAACATTATAAGGCCTCATTTATCAACTTTAAGCATGTAACTAATACAATTGTGTACATAAATATAAACCTCCTAAAATTGCTATTAAATTGCGCAGAAATGTATACAACTGATTAAAGTTGTTTATTTAATTAAGTAATTCTTTGCTGTTATTACTTAACGACATACACCGGATATATAATATTTATCAATAAGTTATATTTATGAATATAATATAATCATAGCTTCAATGAATGTAGATGTTGTTGGTTGGGATAACCACGCTCATACATACACACGCCACGCCAAGCAAACTTGCTTGCATATGCCGTCTATTAGTTAGTTAGTACTCACTATTGCTGTAGATACTACAGGCCCTAGGATGTTGACCCCACCCCCCAAAGATTTGTAGGTAAAAGAAATATAGTTGTCCACCCCAAACACCCGACAGGAAATTAACCAAAGTGCTTTACCTTGGTACATTAACCTAAATAAGTTAGTTTTTTGTTGAACTAAATGCTAAATAAATTGTCTAAGTAGTTACTTAATACTTAATAACAACAAAACTATAAATAAAATTTAATTAAAATTAAGTTATTAAAATATTACTTAAAACTTTTAAGGATATTACCTAGGGGTAATGTTTTTATCGTTATTTCGTTTAATATATGGTATAATCGGGCTATGAATACATACATGCAAAACCAAGGTCTTTTAAGTCAAGCACAACCTCTTGTACAACCTCTTGTACAACCTCTTGTACAACCAATGCAATCCCCTGTACAAGCCCCCGGTTTATTAAAACAAGATCCTAATGAAGAAATGCGCCAAACTTTTAAAAAACAAATACAAGATGAACTTGTAATAAGTGAAGGTAACAAAGAAGAATCTTATCTTGATTCGTTAGGTATACTACACGCTGGGATAGGACACAAGTTATTGCCAGAAGAAGCAAAACTTTATCCTGAAGGAACTGTAGTACCAGAAGAAATTAGAAATAATTGGTTTGAGGCTGATTCAGCCAAAGCCACTAAAGCTGCTTACGATCAAGCACAAGAAATACAAGCTCCTAGTTTAATACCAGCGTTAACCTCAGTTAACTTTCAACTAGGCACTTCTTGGACTGAAAAGTTCCCTACAGCATATGAACACTTAAAAAACGGTAACTACGAATCAGCTATTCAAGAAATTGAAAACACCTCAGAAGGGTCAGGAAAACTATCAGATTGGAATAAACAAACCCCAGTTCGTGTTGCAAATTTTGTTGCGTCTATTCGTGAACTAGCACAACTAAAGCAAAGGGTAAATCAATGAGTACAATTACAATAGTACACGGTAAAAACTCCGTAAAAGGTATTTACAAAGATGGTGTTCTAGTAGCTACTCAAGACAAAGGTTGTTCTTTACAAGATTTAGAAGACTGTGTACAACAACACGGTGGCAATAAACCAAAGATTATTGATACTGATAGCACTTGTGGTAATGTTCTTGAAATGCCATCTAAACTTAAAACTAAACCTGTAGCGTTAAAAGTTAAATCTAAAGAGAATTCTCCAGATTGAAATACGAAGACCTTGCTCCTAAAAAACAGTTGTTTGTAGATTCTTACATTAAACTAGGTGACAGAAAAGAAGCTTTTGAAAAAGCTGGATACTCTGTAGAAGGTCGTGGTTGGACAGCTAATGCTAGAGCCTTGTTTTTATCGTTAGAAAAAATTATCACTGAACGTGTTGATATGAAAATTGGTGATGGGGCTGTAGTAGCGTTTAACGTAGTTCGTGAAATTATGGTAGACAAAGACGTTTCACCAGCTGTTCGTTTAAATGCTGCTAAAGACTACTTAAATCGTGCTGGGTACGATGTACCAATTGAAACAAGAGTTAATATTAATGATGAAAGAAGCCTTTCTAACGCAGAAATAGATGCTGAAATAAAAAGAATACAAAAAGAGTTACCAAGTAATGTTGTTAAGTTGGCAAAAAATTGAGCCAAGAAAGATTAATGCGTTTGCTTCAAGAGAAGGAATCACGCACTAAGTACAACAAAATTGTTTCTTGGGGAAATTTAACTTATAAATGGCAACAAAATTTAGCTAATAGTACTAAAGATCATGCACAAATATTAGCTATGTGTGCTAACCAAATAGGTAAAACTACTACTGGTGCTTATATAACAGCTTGTCACTTAACCGGAAAATACCCAAGTTGGTGGAAAGGTCACAAATTTAAAAACCCTATTAAAGCATGGGCTTGTGGGGTTTCAACAGAAACTACACGTGACATTTTACAAGCTAATTTATTAGGTGATCCCGGTAATGAAAAAGATCAAGGTGCTGGTTTTATACCTAGGCTTGATATAGTATCAACTACACGTAAACCACAAGTTCCTAACGCAGTACAAACAGTACTGGTAAAACATTATGATCTTGACACAGATAGAGAAAACGGTGTATCACGGCTTGATTTTAAAGCTTATGAACAAGGTGAAGCTAAATATATGGGCCGCCCAATGGATTGGGTTTGGCTTGATGAGCAACCCGATTCAGGTATCTATACTCAGTGTATCACTCGTACAGTAGCCACTAATGGTATTGTAATGATGACATTTACACCAGAAGATGGTGTTACGTCAGTTATACATCAGTTCATGAATGATATACGTCCCGGTCAAAAGCTATTACAAGCCACTTGGGACGATGCACCACATCTTTCAGAAGAAAGAAAGATGCAATTATTAGCTCAGTACCCACCTCATGAAGCTAAAATGAGAACTAGGGGAGAACCAGTGTTTGGTTCAGGCATGGTATTTGCTGGTATACGTGATGCAGATATTATGATTGAGCCGTTTGAATTACCTGATTACTGGCCCAGAATATGTGGTGTTGACTTTGGTTGGGATCACCCTACAGCAGCTGTATGGATTGCTTGGGATAGAGAAGCTGATATATGTTATTTGTACGCTGAGTACAGACAAGCTCAAATGACAGCACAACAACACGCTCCTGCTATAAAAGGAAGAGGACAGTGGATACCTTGTGTGTGGCCTCATGATGGTATGTCTCATGAGAAAGGTTCAGGTAATAATTTAGCTGATCAATACCGCGCTCAAGGTGTTAATATGACAATTGACCATTTTAGAAACCCACCTGCACCCGGTGATAAGGGAAAAGGTGATATTAAAATTGAACCCGGTATTAATGCTTTGTTACAAGCTATGCAAAACGGACAATTTAAAGTGTTTAGTACTTGTGGCCAATGGTTTGAAGAAAAAGGTATGTACCATCGACAAGATGGTAAAATTGTAGCGTTGGTTGATGACCTTATGTCAAGCACACGTTATGCTTTTCAATCACGTTCATTGTACGCTAAAACGAGAGTTGAATCAGATGCTAATAACAAATATTCAGGTCAAGCACTACCTGTTAAAACTAGAGGGATTGTTTAGTGGCCAATAAAATGAATAGTGAAGAACTGTTAACTCGTTTAAGAAATGAGTCAGAAGCTAGTATAGGCGCACATGATGGGTTATTATCTGAACGCATAGAAAAATTAAACGATTATTACCACGGTAAGCCGTACGGTAATGAAATTGTTGGACGTTCACGTTTTATTACTCGTGAAGTATACGAAACTATTGAATCAGTTATGCCTTATTTAGTTAAAATTTTCTTTAGCTCAGATAAAGCCGTTATATTTGATCCAGAAGACGAAGATGATATTGAATCAGCTATCCAAGAAACTGAATACGTTAATTGGGTCTTTTATCGTGACAACCCCGGATTTAAAATTGGGTACAATTGGTTAAAAGACGGTTTAATGAACAAAGTTGGTTACGTTAAAGCTTTGCGTGAGACTGCTGAACCTACTTTTGATGAATACGAAAACCAATCAGAAGAACAAGTAGCTAAGTTACTAGGTGATTTAGGCGAAGATTTTGAAGGTGACGTTGAAGTGCTGGAACAAGATGACGGATTAGTAACCGTTTCTATTTCTCGTATTACTGGTCGCGATAGAACTGTTATATCTAATGTTCCACCTGAAGAAATTAGAATTTCAGAAGGTGATACTGATATTGTTTCAGCTAGATACGTTGCACACCATGCTAAACGTAGAATATCTGAAATTAGAGCTATGGGTTTTGATATTGATGATGATATTGAAGATGAATCACAAATAACTAACACTTTGTACCATGATCGTCATGATGAAATTTCTGATGGTTTAAAACAAGAAAGTTTTGAGCTAGGATCTAGTCGAGAAGTTCTTTTAAAAGAAGAATACTTACGTGTTGACATGAATGGTGATGGTCTTGACGAACTGTGGCAATTTTTTCGTGTTGGAGACACTATTCTTGAAGAAAACGAAGTCTCAGAAGCGCAAATATACTCTTGGTCACCAATTATTGTACCACACCGCCATGTAGGTGGTTCTCCTGCTGACCCTATTATGGATATACAGTTACTTAAATCTAAAGTAACTCGTAATTTGCTAGATAACCAAGAAAGAATAAACAATGGTCGTTTTGGTGTAGTAGATGGTCAAGTTAACCTTGATGATCTTATGTCTAGTTCACCAGCTGGCATTGTGCGAATGAATTTCCAAGGGGCTGTAGAAGCTCTTCCTACACCCCAATTAGATCAATCAGCATTTCAGGTACTAGGGTATGCTGATGCTTTAGCAGAGCGTAGATCAGGTGTTTCTGAGCGTGGACAAGGGCTTGATCCTAAGATGTTCAACTCTAACACTGCTGCTAGTACAGCTGAACTAGTTATGTCGTCAGCTGAACAAAAATTAGAGCTTATAGCTCGTGTATTTGCTGAAACTGGCCTTAAAGATTTAATGCTTGGTATACACAGAATTGGTTTACAGCATGAAACACCTGACCGAAAGGTTCGTAACAATAACGGTGAGTTTATTGCAATTAATCCATCTGAGTGGCGTAATCGCTATGATATGAATGTTACTGTAGGTATTGGTAACGGTTCAAAAAACCAACAAATGATGCAAATGCAACAAATTGAACAAACTGTACAAAGTATTGTAAATGGTGGTGGATTAGGTACAATTATTAAACCAACTAATGTTTGGAATTTAGCAATGGAAAAAGCTAAAGTAGCTGGTCGTAAAGATGGTAATAAATTCTTTACTAAACCTGAATCAGATAATACTGACGAGGGGCCAAGTATAGAAGAACAAAAACTACAAGCAGAAATGCAATTCAAACAAAAAGAAGTTGAACAAAAAGACATGGAATTACAGATTAATGCTAAAAGACTTGAAATAGAAGAAATGGAACTTCAATTTAAAATACAACAACACGAAGACGATAATGAATTTAAAATTGCTGAACTTCAACTAGAATCAACACAAAACAGAGCAGTTAAAGTAGGTTCAGACTAGGAGTAATAAGTGGGAGATGTAGTAAACATTAAAAACACTAAAATACAAGATAGCCTAGATGAACTAGAAAGTTTTTTTACATTAGCCAAAGAAAGTATACAGTCAGGTGAACTAATGTATTTTGGAGGCGTTTTTGAAGACGATCAAGGTACTGGGTCTTTGTGTTTAACAGTTGGTAAAAAATCACGTATAAAAGCAGCTAGTAGTTTTTCTGCTTTTTCTTGTGCAATTTTAGACGATGCGTTGAGGGACGAAGATGAACAAAAAGGAAAAATTACTCACTAACAATGAGTTAATAGAAAGGGGTCAAAGAGCTTCTGTACTACTTAGTTCTAAGTCTTACGTACAATGTATACAAGACATGTATGATTGTTTACATCTTGGATTTGATGGTTTAAAAACAGATGATTCTGAATGTGCTATGTCAATAGTAAGACAACTTAGATCATTAAGAACATTAAACTCTAAGTTTGAAAGTTGGTCACAAGAATCCAAAAGACTGAGTAAACTTGAAAATGATTGAAATTACAAGAGATGAAGGACTTGCTATACTTGAAGAGTTGTCTGCGTTACCTTACCGTGATGTACAAGGGTTAATTTTTACATTAGCAGATAAATTATCAAAACTAGAAGAACCAAAAGAAAAACAATTCCAAGAAAAAATATATACTGGAGAATAAAATGGAAAACAACGATCAACCTGTTTTTACAGGAATCGATGAGGCTTTGGACTTTATGGACAAGCCAGAAGAAAAATCAGACAGTGTAGCCACTATAACTGATAAAGAAGAAGAGACCGAACAGGTCGAAACCAATGAAGAGAAAATTGAATCAGAGGACTCTGAAGAAGAGCAACCAGATGATGAAAAAGAATCAGAAGAGGGTGATGAAGACGAAAAAGAAGATTTTCTTTTTAAAATCGCTAATGGTGATGAAGAAATTGTAATTACTGATGTAGAAGAAGCTAAGAAAGGCTACATGCGTCAAAGTCAATTTACTAAAGTAACACAAGAAGTTGCAGCTGAACGCAAAGCACTAGTTGCTGATAAAAATGCTGTACTTGAATTAAAAAACGAGTACTTAAAAAGTATATCAGACTACAAAGTTGCGTCAAGCGAAAAACTATCCAAGTTTGTTAATGTGGACTGGGAAGTTCTACAGAAAGAAGACCCCATTGAATTTGACGAAAAAAAGTCAGAGTTTGAAGCTGCTAAATTAGCTTATGAACAAGCATCCCAAAAAGAAAAGGAAGTTAGTTCAGAAGTAACAGCTGAAAACAATGAATATGCACAAAGTGTACGCGCTGAAGAAATGGGTAAACTAACTGTTGCACTACCTGAGCTAAACGAAGAAGGTTCAACCCTTTTAAGTGATGCTACAAAACATGCTGCTGAAGCTTATGGCTTTACAACAGACGAACTTTACACTATTTACGACCATCGTCAAATCAGGGCATTAGTTGATGCATTTCGTTTCAACCAATACCAAAACAAACTAGCGACTGGTGCAGCAAAAGCTAAAACAGTCAAAAAATCAATTAAAACCAAGGGTGCTGCAAGTAAAACAACTGCGCAAGCCCGAAAAGCAAAAGCTGACATGGATTCGTTACAACAACCGGGTGGAATTACACTTGAACAAGCAATGAATATCATGAATGGCTAGGCTACATTGAGGAAATATTATGAGTTCAACAGCCACAGATACCTATGATAGTGTTGGTATCAGAGAAGACCTTTCAGGCATTATTTATAACGTAGAGCCTGATACAACTCCATTTTTAAGTATGGCCCCTAAAGCGAAAGCTAAAAGCACTACTCATGAATGGCAAACCGATAACCTTGACGCTGTTACAGATAACAAAGTAGTTGAAGGGGCAGATGCTTCATTTTCTCCTGCTACTGCTACTGTTAGACTAGCTAACTTTTGTCAAATTGGAACTAAGACCGCAATGGTCTCTGGTACTCTTGAATCAACTGATCGTGCTGGCCGTGATCGTGAGATGAACTACCAGATGATGAAACGTGGACTTGAGTTGAAACGTGACATGGAACACGCACTAGTTGGCTTGAACAATGCTAAAGCCGTTGGTAGTGCTTCTGCTGCTCGTGAAACTGCAAGTGTACAGTCTTACATTAAAAGTAATACTTCTAAAGGCTCAGGCGGTGCAGACCCAGCTGGTACAGGTGCAGATGCTCGTACTGATGGTACACAACGTGTTTTTACTGAAGCTATGTTAGAAGCTGTTGTTGATAGTATTTTTACTAATTCAGGTGAGTTCGCTGACACTGTTTTAGTAGGTTCTTTTAACAAACGTAAAATGAATGGCTTCACTGGTCGTGCTTCAACTACTGACCACAATGTTGCTGCTGAAAGCATTATCTCTGCTGCTGACGTTTACAAGAGCGATTACGGTGATCTTAGGATTGTCCCTAGCCGTTTTTCTCGTACACGTGATGCACTAGTTTACAACAAATCTAAGTTTGCAGTTGCGTATTTACGTGACATGAAAACTAAAGAAATTGCTGCAACTGGTGATGCTGAGAAACGTCAAATTATTGTTGAATATTGCCTAGAAGCTCGTAATGAGAAGTCTAGTGGTATTGTAGCAGATTTGACTACTGCTTAATTAATCTGGAATGGGGGGTTAGCCCCCCTGACCTTTAGAGGAATAAATAATGCCTATTGAAACGATTAAACTGGGTCAAGTTCTTAGCGACCCAGCTAATATGAGGGAACAGTTTAATAAACTTGCTCCTAATTCTACTTTTCAGTCTTTCCACGATTTTCTTGAACTTGCAATTGTAGAAGCTGATTCTCCTTTTATTTTTAACGCTGGTTCTGATAACCTAGCTATTGACCCTGCTATTAATATTCAAGAAGGTGGTGTTCTTAGAGCAACTGCTGGAGATGGTGATGGAACAGCAGCAGTAGATGGTTCTCAAGTTTGTTTAGCTGTACCAGTACAAGTAAACAAAGGTGGGTTAGCTTTTGAGTGTCGTATTAATCTTACTGACATTACTAAGTGTTCTGCTTTTGTTGGTTTTACAGATGTTACTACTCTTGAAGAGCCAGTTTCTGTTTCTGGAACTACTATTACAACTAATGCTAGTAATGCTGTTGGTTTTGTTTTTGACACAGCTATGACAACCAAAGAATGGTGGTCTGTCGGTGTTTCTGGTAATACAGACGATACTGGTTCAAACACTACTGGTGTTGCTCCGGTTAATGCAACTTACCAAGTACTTAGATGTGAAGTTAATTCTACTGGCACTCAAGGAGTTTTTTCTATAGATGGTGTTGTAGTTAAAACACTAAGTGTAGGGGTAGCTGCTGCAAGTACTAATCTATTTTTTACTGTATTTATTAATGGTGACGGATCAAACTCTGCCGCTGCTACAGCAGATGTAGATTACATATTAGTAGAACATAACCGATAAGAAATAGGGGGTTCGCCCCCTTATTTTTACAGGAGTTTAAGTGTTATTACGCGAAACAGAATATGATCCTTGGACAGGTGAAACTAAAAAATGGTATTTTGATGAAAACAATAATATTGTTTGTCATCGATCTGCTAATCTTAAAGCTTTAATTAACAATTGTAAAAAAGGTGCTAATGCTACAAAAGGTTTTTCTGGAAAAACTAAATTTCATAAAGTATTTAGTATACCCCCAATTATACAACACAAATTACTTAAAGAATATAATCTTGATTGTTTTAGTAATGACCCTACAGAAAAAAAAAGATTAGAAAAAATTATTGAAAAAGATTTTCCTGTATTAAAAACTAATTCATCTAAACTATGGAGACCAACCTAATGTTAAGTAATTATACAAACATTAGTGCAGCTGTTAACAAATGGATTAACCGAGTAGGTGCTTCAAGCATCACGGATAATACAGAAGATTTTATAATACTAGGACAACGTAGAATCCAAAGGGATGTTAGAGTCCCACCAATGGAAGTTCTAGACCCTTCTTTAGTAATTACAGCAGGTCGATCAGCAATACCAACAAGCCTTTTAGATGTTAAAGAAATGATTGCCTATGATGGTCAATCGGCTTGGCCTGTGTATAGAAGTAGTTACGCTGACGTTAAAACTAAAAGACTTCAAGATGAACCGGGGCCACAAGTGTTTGACACTGTAGCTGGTAATTTTGAGTTTGGCCCTGAGCCTACTTCAGGCGTATCAGTTGATTTAGTTTATTACCAAGAATTAGAATTTATTTCTAGTTCTGTAGAAATTAATTGGTTTAGTCAATACGCCCCTGAATTAATATTGTATTCAGCAATACTAGAAGCTGCTGTGTTTATGAAAGATACTGAACAAGAACAAAAGTATGCTGCTATGTACAAAGAGTCTAGAGAGCTTCTTAAAGCACAAAAAGATAAATCTGAATTTTCAGGTCGGTTGCAAGTTACTACTAGATAATTTTTTAGAGGTTCAAGATGGCAGTACAACTTAGTGTAACTAGTCGCAATGCTAGACTTGATGCAATAGAAACAAATATAGGAACAAATCCTGTACTTAATTTTCGTACAGGGTCACAACCTGCTAATTGTGCTTTAGCAAACTCAGGAACACAATTAGGACAAATAACATTACCTAGTGATTGGTTGGCAGTAGCTAATTCTGGATCTAAAGCCAAACTTGGTACTTGGTCTAGTACAGCCATTGCTACTGGTACAGCTGCTCATTTTCGTATTAATTCAAGCGATAATACTTGCCATATTCAAGGTAGTATTACAGCTATTGGTGGAGGTGGTGATATGGAACTTGGTACTACATCTATAATTACAGGACAAACTATAACGGTTTCAACATTTATTTTAACTGATGGTAATTCATAATGGCACTTCCAACTCCCGGTGACAGAGCTGCTGAAACTAGTGTTACTACTGGTACTGGCACATACAATTTAGATGGTGCTATTTTAGGTTGGCGAACTATTGTTGCTGCTTGTGGTACAGGCAAAGAAGTAGATTATTTTGTTAGAGATTCTTTAGGAACAGCTGATTACGAAATAGGTCGTGGTGTTATTACTGATGCTAGTACAGATACTTTAACACGAGCTACAATTTACGCTTCAAGTAATGGTGGATCAGCTGTTAATTGGGGTGCTGGTACTCGTGAAATTGTAGTTACTTTAACAGCTAATGCTATGAACCAACTTCTTGCTGATGAAGATATTGGTGTTACTGTACAAGCTTATGACGCAGACTTATCCGCTATAGCAGCTTTAGCTAAAACAGATAGTAACTTCATAGTAGGCAATGGCTCTACATGGGTACTAGAAAATGCTAGTACAGCAAGAACTTCACTAGGATTGGGTACAGCAGCAGTTACAGCAACTGGTGCATATGCAACAGCAGCACAGGGTACAAAAGCAGATAACGCTGCTGCNAAAGCAAGCAACTTGTCAGACTTGGCTAGTGCCTCAACTGCAAGAGATAATTTAGGTGTAGAAATAGGTGCTGATGTACANGCTTTTGACGCTGACTTATCCGCTATTGCTGCACTAGATAAAACAGANAGTANNNTAATAGTTGGTAATGGTTCAACATGGGTATTAGAAACTGGTAATACTTTAAGAACATCTTTAGGTTTAACAATAGGAAGTAATGTACAAGCCTATGATGCTGACTTAACAGCACTGGGTGGTTTAGCAAAAACAGACAGTAACTTTATTGTAGGTAATGGTTCTACTTGGGTGGCAGAAACTGGTGCTACAGTTAGAACTTCTTTAGGATTAGGAACAGCAGCTACCACAGCAGCTTCAGCTTA